GTACCGTACCCCCTCGTGAATCTAGATTATTGAACGCCCCCCGCATTGGGACAGGAGTTCTATTTGTTGCGAGATGCGCGGCGCTGTGCGCGGTTCGGCATCGGTGTTGCGCTCGGCTTCTTGCGAGCGGTCATCAACTCGATGAGCGGCTTCCAGTCAGCGGCGTAGACCTTCACCTGGTCGTAGCGTTCCATCGCAGCGGAGACCGCCCCCCTGTCTACCCGCCCTCCCTTCGTCTCTTCGTAAACTTCCTGCAGCGCCGTGGCGATAGCAGGCACGTTCGGGATTGCGAAGAAGGAAGTCTGGAACTCATCCCACACGCGCTGCACTGGGACTGCCTTGCAGTGCGGCCCAATCAACTCAGGCTGCGCGCTAAAGTCAGAGACGATCACTGGCGTGCCGCAGGCTTGGCTCTCCACCGCAGGGATGCCGAAGCCTTCGCCCATCGAGGTGAGCAGTTGCACGTCAGCCGCTGAATACATTTGCGCGATGGCGTCCTGCGGGATGCCGTTGCGGAAGTGGACTGGATGTGGATAGCGAACGCGCTGTTGGTCAATGCCAAGCGTGCTTACCAAGCGCGGGATGTTCACGCCTTCGCTGTGTCCGTTCGGCTCCGTGTGGATCATCCAGTAGACGTCAAGTCGGTCGCGCATAAAGGTTGCCATTGAGTCAGCCATCTCACCGAACGCCTTGCGGACTGGGATGCGTCCACGGTTGGCTGCGTTCGTCACGACGAGGAAGGCGTCCTCTGGAATGCCCATTGCGGTGCGCGCGCCCTTCCCTCGGTCGTAGAAGACAGCGCGGTCAATGGCGTGCGGGATGTAGGTCAGTTCCTCTCTTGGGATGCCAGCCTTCAGGAGTCTGTCCTCACCGAAGCGGCTCATTGCGATGACGTGGTGCTTGCCTTCTAGTGCAAACTTGGTGACGCCAGGTGGCACTGGATCGTGGTCAATCGGTGTCCAGCAGGCGAGGTTCAGTTCCTTGAATGCCTCAACGCCGTTCAGCGGCCAGAGGTCAAAGAGGATCACGCCGAAGCCTGGCTGATCGCCAACCCACGCTTTGATGTTCTCAGGCGCTGCGTCAAGCGAATAGCGGATCAGTCCCTCTGGGAAGATCGGATGACCGTGCGCGCAGTTCATCATCACAGCGGCGCCGTGGTTGGCGCTGATTGCAACCTCGTGTCCGTCCTGAACCATCTGGTGAACGACCTGCGCGGTCTGCATCCCATAGCCCGAAGGGATGTGACAGGCGTTGGAATACCAAGCGATGCGGCTCATTGTCCTCTCCTCTGCTCCTACTTGTGCTTGGTCGCACGACCGTGGCACGTTCTGCATAGTACCCGAAGCCGATGCTCTGGCGCTAGTAGCGGACCGCCCTTGCTGATTGGGTCAAGGTGGTCCACGGTCAGGTCGCTGGTCTTGCCGCAGACTTCACACCACGGACGCTTGCTCCTGATCTGGCTGCTCAGTTTCTTCCAGGCTGGGTCAAGGTATGGGTTAGGTCTGCCTTCCTTCCATCGGCTTTGAGCGGCCGCTTGATGCGTCTGGCATCGGTTGCCCACCATCGTGAGCACGCCGCAGTCAAGGCAGGGTCGCTGGAAGGTCACGCCTTCGGGAACTCTGGGAGTGGCAGCCCAGGCGCGATGACCTTCGCCAAGTGATCCACCACGCGCTCAGTCGCATCTTCGTAGAGCGGGTCGTATACGGCCCACGCAATCTTGCCGAACGCTTCCTCCATTGCCTCAACGGTCTGATCGAGTCTGGCTGTCACGATGTGAAGCATCTCGTGGATCAGCACCTCGCGTTGAAGTTCTGGTGTTTGCTTCCAGAAGTCGTGGCTCACGCGCAGGTCGGCTGTCTCAGCCTGTGCGTGCGGGTTGATGTCAGCCCACGCCTCAAGGTCAGCGGCGTCACGAGCGACGGTGATCTTCCAGTATGTGACGTTCAGTGCAACCTGCAACTCGGCGACATAGCCTTCCAGCGCGTCGTATTTGTCGGGCTGGTGCTTGGCTGCCATCCGTCCTCCAGTCCTCAAGTTGGTCGCCTGGCGATGGGAGGACTCCACCGCCAGGCTTGAGCCGCGCAAGCGCGGCGTCCGCCTATCTTACGGCTTGCGCCACACGGTGACGTAGGACTGCAACACTGGTAGCACGCCGAGGCTGCCCAGCCACGCCAGTACGAAGCGATGCTTCCCCTTCTGGTCGCCCATACAGTCATCCACAGCAATGATGCAGCCTGAACGGAGCCGAGGGTAGACCGACGCCAGTTCAGCGAGGTGGTGGGTCGGCGACTCGATACCGTCGGTGAGGTCGTATGAATCCAGGTAGAGGAAGTCCAACTGCTCAGGGTTCTGCAGTTGTCGCAGCCCTTGTACCGAGTCAATGCACCGAACGTCTGCCAGCGGCGCAACGCTCTTGGCATAGGCGACGGCATTGGAGTCGATGTCAAAGGAGGTGATGCTCCCGCCAGTACGCTCAACGATCCAGTTCCAGACCTGCGTGCTCTGGCCGTCACCGCACCAGTTGTCCACCTGACGAGCGCAGCCAGTCTCAACGATGTGGACTGGTTCCTGCTTGGCGAGCAAGTAGTAGGCGATCAACTTGAAGCCAGCCCAGCGGCGATCCTCGCCCACCTTGCTCTTGAACGCGCGGTCAAACTCGGCAAGGCTCATTCGCTGATCTTGTAGGAGTTGGTGCGGCACGTGACGCGGAAGACCATTCCGTTCACCTCTTTGATCTGCGCGTCAATGGCGCCGATCAGACCACACGCCTTGCAGACTGCCACGACGTCATCTGCCATCGCCTTCACGTCAAAGTTGTTCGGGTGCTTGGCGCGCGCCTCCTGCTCGTCCAGTCCGTCCTCCACCATTGCGATCTGTCCGTAGGTGATGTTGTTGCGCTCCCAGCCGAGGACGTGTCCGAGTAGGTCTTGGCTCAGGATGCTGCTGCTCCGCATCGCTTGGTCAATCCACGTCAGCCTTCCCTCGACCGTCTTCTCGCGGCTGATCGCTGGTCGCGGCGCCTTCTTGGTTTCTTGCACGGTGCGGATGCGGTACAGGTCCACGGTGCGCCAGCCATCCTCTGCGACCTCACCGAAGAGGTTGATGAATCGCTGCTCAACGTCCTCTGGCACGCGGCGCTCTTCTGCGACGTAGGCGTAGGCGCTGCGGCGGCTGATCTTCAGTGCCTCGGCAAGTGCCTCGATGCGGCCGCGTGTGGACTTATGCGGGAAGGCGTGCTTGGCGACGATCCTCATCCAGTCACCACGAATGCTGCGAACAGTGAACACTTGCCCTCCCTCTCCTGCTACGGCAGGACTGTGACTCTAACCCTTTGCACTCCACTATTCAAGTCCACGCCGAGCGCGGTGAACGCGGCCATACTTAGGTCCACCAGTTTCTCGTTGTTCTTCTGTCCTCGGCATTGGCACCAGTCCACCACCCACGCCACGATTGCCTTGCCGTTCTTCAGATTCTCCACGATGATCCGATACGGCTTCTTGCCCCAACGGAAGTCCTTGATCTTGCGAAGGGCTGGACCAGCCGCCGCGTAGAAGAGCGTCGGCTTGTCGCCTCGCGTGTACCACGCATTGTTCTTCGTGGCGTCAAACCAAGTTGCCTTGCCCTTGACGGACAGGACGAGCGACTCAGCGACAGGCGCTGGCTCTGGCTTGAACGAATCCCGCAGCGGTGCGTCAGGCGCGCTTGGGAAGGCAAAGATGATCGCAGCGGTGATGAGCAGTGTCAGCGCCGAGAGCCAGACCCTCCGACTCCTGATCACTCAGGCGGCTCCGCTGCTACGAACCAATCGCAGAAGTCATCAAGGTCAAGGATGATCACGGCGCGGCGACGGCCGCCGCCAACGCCTGGGCTGTCACCGATCACCAAGCCACGCAACTGATCGCTTTTGACAGGCACAGTCTGCAACCAATCCCACTGGCGCTCGCTGAAACTGCCGCCCACCTTGCACTGCACGGCGAGCCAATCGTTCGCAACGTCTTGCTTGCCGCCGAACTGCCCGACGCGCTGACCGAGCAGGCGCTTGGCAACCTCTCGCTCGAATGCGTTGCCACGCTGTCGGCTGTTCTTCCCCTTGCGGCTCTTGGCTGGGTCAATCATCTTCTTGGTGGCTTCGTCCTTGAAGTAGCCCATTAGACGAGCCTTGCCAAGATTGCAGAGCCACCGTCGCTCAGCGTAAAGCGTGCAACTTGAATCTCCATCACGCCGTGCTTGATCAAGTCGGCGTTCGTCTTGCGGTTGCCGATTCCTTCGTACAGAAAGAACCAGCCGTCTGGCGCGATGGCGTCGGCGTATCGCATTGAGAGGTTGCACCAAACGCGGCCAGAGAAGCCAGGCTCCTCGCACCACGCATCGGCGCCCTCTTGAACCGCGATCACCTTGTCGTCAAGGAATGGCGCGGCTCGCTCGATGCGGGTCATTTCACGCAGGCTCGGTGATACCAGGCGAAGCGGGTGTTGCGCTTGTTGGCGACGAAGGTGATCACCTTGACGCGCCACGACTCCTTCAGCGTGTTCAGGTCGCCGCTGCACGCGCCGCAACTCGTTGCTGCGAAGACAGGCTCCTTGCGAGGTCCACCTCGCTGCGCCTTCACTGCTGCCATAGCACGCTCCTTGTGATCCAGATGATCGTGGCGAACGCCAAGATCAGGAAGATGGTACCCGCTGCCGCACCGCCACGTCTAGCCGCCACTGGGAGCGACAGCCCGACGATCAGCGCAAAGAAGAGTTGCAGCCCTGCGATCACGAGACCAACGCTATCCCACACGTCAGTGACCAATGTTGCTCAGGCTGCGAACGAGTTGCTCCGTCGCCCGCTCGACCGCCTCCTGGACGGTTGCGCCTGTGAATGTGATTTCGCCGTCCTCATCGTCAAGGATGACGTGCCATTGGTCGCCGTCCTTGACGGCCTCAGCGAATCGGTAGCCAGCCTGTGCTGCAAGAATCTCCAACTCCTTGAACATTAGATCTCCTCCATCTTGTCGGTGATGACGCGGTAGGCGTCCTCAGGCGACAGGTTGCTGGTGTCCACCGTAATGTCTGCGGTGCTGTCTGTCCATCCCCTCTCGGTGATGTCGGCACCTCCCAGGAGGATGCCTCCCATCCGCGCTGCACGAACGTCCTCGGCAGCCGAGAGCCGAACGATGAAGATTGACGGATCAACGATTCGCAGATAACGCACCTCGGCGTCAAGCCGCACGTCGTCCACGACCACCCCATACCCGTTGCGAACGATCTCGAAGTAGTCCTGACGCCAGATGCGAAGCCAGAACTGCGTGTCCACGCCTCTGACCGCAGAGCCGAGGTCCTGCAACAGTTCCCTACCAGTGAGCGTGGTGTCACCGAAGTTCCTGCTCACCTTGATCGTCTCGGTCTTGGTGAGTCCTGGATACGCCATCTCAGCAATGTGCTTGATTGCGTCAGCAATGCCGTGGCGCTGATAGCCACGATGCTCTACGAAGAGCGAGGCGATGCTGCTCTTACCACTCCCTTGTGGTCCAAGAAGAGCAATGCTCCTACTCACTTGACTCCTCCTCTCGCAATAATCTCGCCAACAGTCATCACGCGATTAGTAAGAGTCTTCTCTTCTCTGGTTCTGTTCTGGTTCTTCTCTAGTTCTATAGCGTGACTAAACCGTGACTCAAGCCCTTTTCCCGCACGAGCGCGCTGTTGCCGAATGGTCGAGGTGGCGTCCACTTGCCATCGAGACCAGTTCGAGACCTTGACCAGACCATCTCCAGACTGCTCCAGCAGACCCTCGGCGATGAGTCGAGGCACGCACCTTGAGAGGCGCGGCCCGACCACCGTTGCAAGGTGGCGACGATCTCGGAACTCGCCTCCCTTCCGCATCTCCTTCGCCACCTCGAGGATCGTGACGAACGCACGAAACTCAATGTCGCTGAGGCTGGAGATGATCGCGTCCTTGTGTGCCTGCGCTGACCACTTGATCCATAGAGCCATTTCAGTCCTCCTCCGCAAATGCGAACTCACTTCGCAACTTTTTCTCAACGATCTTTGCGACTCGCTCAGCCTCGTGTTCAGCCCTGACGCCATACCAGCGCTCTGCGGCGGCAATCAAAAAAAACTCACTCCCCTGATCGTGTGGCTGATACGCAGCGAGCGCCGACGCGAGTTCTTCCTGAACCTTGACCAAGAGTTTCTTGCGTTCAGTGGCATTGAGAGCCTCAGTCCAAAGATCGCCTCTCTTCACATACATTTCAGTCCTCCTCCTACTCTCTCTTGATTAGAACGGAAGTTCTTCCAGGTTCTGGGTGTCCTCTGGGACCAGTCTCGGCTTCGGCGCTTCGCCACTCTGGGCAGCGACGAACTCGCGGCTCGGCTTGTCCTTGCACCAACCGCCATCTGGCGTCTTATGAGACGCAGCCCAGAAGGGGTTGTACGGCTTGTTCGTTGCCTTGCTCACGCCACCTGGCTTCAGGGTCCAGAGTTCACCGTGACTGCAGGTCTCCCCACCAACGTTCTCGGCAAAGAGCATTGCAGCCTTTGCAGCGAGGATGGCGTCATCCGTCGCTGGGTCAGACCCCCTCGTAGAATCAACGGACAGGGGTGTAGGAGCCACGGAGAGGCGCGGAACCCTCGCAAGTGGCACTGGGACACCTTTCTCAGGTGAATAGAGGCTCCTGCCCACTCCCAACTGCGCGGCGCACCTGCGGAGCGCATCACTGGCCGCTGACTTCAGCGGCTCGTCATCCTGTGCAGAGTTCGGGTAGCCGAAGTCCTGTCGGATCGTGGTCTTCCCACCGATCACGACGGCGAGCGATCCGTGGACGACATTGCGTGCGCCGTCTGCGACCTTCACCTCGAACTGCCAGCCCTCAATGCCGAGGACGTCATCAAGCCGCTGCGCGACTGCTCGCGCGTCTGCGTAGGTAAACGTCATCCCTGCTCGCCCTGGGCGATGTTTCAGGTCCTTCTCCTCGAATGGTGCCAAGAGTGCTGCTGCGATCTCCTTGCTCACTGAACCTCCTCGCCTAGCGGATTGAGTTCCGCGTAGGTCACGTTGTGGCTGACGAACTGCGCCTTCTGGCCGTTCGGGAGTGGGTCGCCAACCTCCACACGCTTCGCCTTGCGAGCCAGATCCTCGCCGCTGATGATTCCGCAGACCCAGCCCACGTCATAGCGGTGAAGTTTCGGATCGCTGTGCTTTGTATGCCCTGGAGCCAGCCGAAGGCTGATGAACGCATAATGCTGCGCGTTCTGCCTCTGACTGTTGTAGTCGTAGACGCTCGCCTCATAATCAGGACGAGGATCTACCGCTCGCTCTTTCGTCTTGACCTCGACCGTGCCTCGGTCGGTGTCGTAGTCGTAAAAGATTGACGCGATAAACTCGAAGCCGACGCCGATCTTCTCAAGCGCTCGCTCAAAGACCGCCTGACCCACCGCGCCCTCCCAGACTGCGGTGCGACCCTTCTGCGAGAGGCTCTTGTCCACCTTGCCAGGCGGCAGAATGTCCTCACGCTTGGCGATCTCGATCGCGCGCTGGATGACCCGCTCGTCAATCTCGACTCGCGTCACGCCATCTCCTCGTTCTTAAATCGGAAGACTCGCGCGCCTGGAACTTCCCGCGTCGCGGCTTCAATGATCTTCGGGTCCACTTTCGTTGCGACCTCCTTCCAGTCGGTCTTGACCGACGCCTTGTTCGCCTTCCAGGTTGCCGACCATCCGTTGCCGACGATGCCAGCCTTCTCGCCGATCGCTTCCTTCAGCGAGATGGCGAGGTTCTGAAGTTCCTCATCCAGCAACTTGGACTCGTATTGCTTCTCGGCATAGAGCGCGGCCACGCGGTCAATGCCTGTCGTTGCGTTCTCGTACTCTTCGCTCGCCTGCGGCACAACCTGAGCCAGCGCGTCAGAGTCCTGACCCTGCAAGGCTGGAGGTGTCTGCGTTGCCAGAGAGTTCCTGAACTCAACTGCCTTGCGGTACAACTCCGTCTGGTAGTCCAGGCTCGCAGTCACCCGCTCGATGCGGAAGACCAGACCACCGAGCAGGACCGCCACGTCGCACCACGGTGCCGCCGTCACGAACATCTGCCACTGCACTTGCGCTACCACCTCTGGCGGCACTGGGTGCAGGCTCCAGCGCGGTGAGGTGCTGGTCTTGATTTCCACCAAGCCCTCCTCGCCGACGATGGTGCGGTCGAGTGACGCCATCACCCAGGGAAGTTCCTTGAGTCGGACAATGCCGTTGCTGCGGCGCAACTCGCGGCCAGTCTCCATCTCGTAGAACTCTGCCACCGTGTTCTCCAGCAGGATGCCGCGCACTGCTGCTGGTCCAACTGGGTCAGGCGTGAACTTGCCCAACTTCTCAGCCCACAGTTGGTAGGGCGTCTTGTATGGGTTCAGCCCCGCGATGACCGAGACGTCGGTCGCCGTGATGCCGTCAGCCCGAAGTGCGAACCACTCAGGACTGCGCTGCTCTGCCTTGACGAACTCGTATTGCTTGCTCACTTGCCCTCCTTCTTTCTGTCCTTCTTGGCGAACCCTTCGCCCTTGTAAACCACCGCCGCTGGCGAATAGACCATCCGCATCCAGCGGCCGCACTTCTCGCAGCGCGGGTTGTAGACGTTCGTGATTGAGTGCGTGTGTTCCTCTCGGTGTCCGCAGTCGCCGCAGCGGTACTCGTAGACTGGCATTAGCCAAGCCACGCAAACAGGAACACGATGAACGCGAAGCCGTAGATGCCGATGGCAATGTCCATCAGCGCCTGCGATCTGCGCTTCTGCTCATCGAGCAGGGTCGTGCGGATTGCCACTCGCTTGTAGACCAGTGGCTGCGTCTTTCGGTTCAGCCTCATCGCATTGACCCCAGCGCCAAGAGCAGCACCATTGCTGCGATGAATGTGATGACCGTTGCGATCTCCTGCAGTGTCCGAATCATCAGCGCACCGCCTTCGCGCCGCAGTTGAAGCAGTCTGCGTACTGCACGCAGTTGCCTCGGCAGCAGGAGCAGAACTCATCGGTCGCAAACTTTGAGACTCGGCTGCGATTTGTATCTCCGACCAATGTGCCGTGCGTATCGCACACCGCGTACCAGCGAAGGTTCTCATCCATTCCGAAGTCATCGGCAGAGATGATCGTTGCGCCGTTCTTGTTCTTGTAAGGTCCTACGTACTTGCTCATCGTTTTCTCCTCTTATCGGCCCTGCCGTCTGGCTGGGTTCCTCCCGATGTCACGATGGTAGAACGTGATGTCACGGCTTGTCAATCCCCTATTTTGAGCACGATTTTGGGAGGGGTAGCCCCCAGGCTGGAGGAGGTCAGCCTGGGGGTTCGCTGGCTGGGCCAGCGTAGTCATCGTCCTCGTCTTCGAGCAGGTCCAAGATCACTTCCAGGCACGCTCGGCAGATGCCGTAGGACAGGACTGCAGAATAGCCGACCGTGAGGCTCACCTCCTGTTCGGCAAACTTCCACACCCTGGCTTTCTCCCCACACGGCGTGCAGGTGCCGATCAGGTCTGGGAGTGGCGCTGGTGGGCCACTCAGGAACGGCACTAGCGCAGGCGAATCAGGTACTCTGCTGAGACCTCTCCATCGCCGTCAAAGAACATTAGCCACTGCCCTGGCTCGCCAGACGCGCCGACGACCTCCTGAGCGAAGCGGTTGCTGCTCTCCAGTGACGGACTGCACCACGTCGTGATCTTGCCGTCGGCAAGGACGAGTCGTGCAGGCTGATGCCAGTGTCCGAACCAGAGATAGTCAAACGGCGCAACGCTCAAGCGCCAGCCGCTTGCCTTCTTTGCGACGCCGTACCACGGCATCCCAAGCCCACCTCTGAACTGATCGCCGTGGACGATCATCCCGATCTTGCCGCCTGGCAAGTCGAGCGTGTCGTACCAGTGGCGTCCGCCAACGGTGAGGCTCTCCTTCCAACTCACACGCTTCTCGCTCAGCACGAGTGAGCGCGCAATGTTGTAGAGAATCGCATCGCTGTTGCTTTCTGGCGAGTGATCCGAGTAGCGTCCCAAGCGTCCGTGGTTGCCGATTGCGCCGTAGACCTCCACTTGTGGGAAGAGTGCGGCCATCGCCCTGACGAACTGCGCCAGCATCTCCGCGCCTCGGAAGATTTGGACGTACAGACCGCCAGCCTCAACTTCGTAGGCTTGTCCTGGAAAGATGTTGCCGTCTGACTCCACGAGGTCGCCAGTGAGCAGAATCTTCACCGTGTCCACAGGGTGATCCTTGCGCTGAATCTCTACCACCCGCTGCACCTTCTCGGCGAGCAGGTTCAGCCGCTTGGCTGCGGTGTCAATGTCGTAGTCCACGCTTTTCTTGCCAAGTTGCCAGTCGCTCAGTTGCACGACGGCAACCTCGCGCTTGCCCTTGCGCTTGTCTGGCTTTGGTGCAGGCACGGCTGGAATCTTCATCCCGACGGCCGCATCCTTCGCGGCGCGGTAGACCGCCTCCACGAGTTCTTCGGTCTGCTGCTCCTTCTTGGCGAGTGCGCGCAAAGCACGCCTGTGCGCCGACTTTAGTTCGTTGAGTTCGTCCTCACGCTGAAACTCGATCAGGTCTTCTGGCATTTGCAGTCTCCTCTCCTGTGTCGCTGGATGTTCTGCTGCGCCCAGTGCTGGTTGCGAATCTCGCACCACTTCTGGATTGCCTTCGCCGTGATCTTCGCGGCTGCGAGTGCCTTATCGAGCGATTGCCGATCAGCCTCGCTTATGTCAAGCAACTGATAGCCGCAGAGTGGCCCTTTGTAGCCACCCTGCAGCGTCAGAAACTCGTCTAGGTCCTCCATTGCAACCTCCTACTTGCGGCGCGACTACACGCCGCTTTGCCGAGAGTGAAGCCTCCTCAGGCTTGTGTCAAGACCTTACTTCTTGCCGCCGATGCCGTAGTCGCTCTGGCTTGGGTCGAGTGCCTTGACCAGTACGGCCAAGCCTGACGCCAGACCAGCCGACAGGACGGTTCGGAAGTCGCCGCCAGTGATGTCGAGCAGCGGGATGCCGAGTCCGAGTGCGACTGAGATTGAGACCGTCAGGA